CACATATGTAGATGTGTGGCATACGAGTAATATAAAACTCATCTATAATGTTCCAACATTGATTAATTATATCAGCACCGCCAATAACCCATGTAATCAAATTACTATGAGTATTAGCAATGTTCATAATAACTTTACTAGCATCTCCGCTTACAATAGTTGCACCAGGTGCTTCTTTCATACTGTTACTTAAGACGTAATTAATACGGTTAGGTAACGGCTTTGGCATGCCTTCTGCGTTCCATGTGTTACTACCCATAACAACGACATGGCCCTGTGTAAGAGCTTTAAATCGCTTTAAATCGGCACTACAATGTGGCCAAGGCATAGTGTTATTCTTGCCTATTCCACCTACTTCATCGACTGCTAGTATTAGTTTAATCATATGTTTTTCAATGTCTTATTAGTTGCTGTCTCTACAATCTCTACTGCTTTACCAGTATCTAGGTACCAGTCAACATACTTGATAGAGTTCTCTAAATCATCAAGTCTCATCTCAATAGCTTCTTCAAACTTTCTATAGTCTAAGTTATATTCTTCTGCCATTTGTTTAATATTGAGATCAATAGCTCGACCATCTTTCATATGCAGAATCATTCTTTCTACAAGTTCAAGAGGTAAGCTCTCGTAATCAATTTCGTCAAACAAATTTTCCCATCGACTCAGTACCCGAGCCAACCAATCTTGTGATTCAGTCATGTTTTATATAATTTCTTTATGCAGTTGCTTTTGCAGGACGTCCACGTTTCTTAGGTGGTGCAGGTGATAATGACTCTGCTTCTGCTAACATTCTGTCCGCTTCTCTTTGTAACCCGGATGCTTGATTTCTTAAATCAGTTGCAACTTGATCATCACTTAGAACTGAACTTTGTGTAGGAGATGGTGCTGCTGGAGCTCCTGGATTTAAATTAACCGATGCTATAGTGCTTGGTATTGTCGCTGATTCAACTACTGGTGCTTGTTTACTACCGCCTGCTCCATCAACCATATTGTTTAGTTCGTTCAATGGTAAATTTGTATTTGGATTAGGTGTAAGAATAACATCTTTAGTTGCTACTTTTTCAATGTAGTTACCAACATGTAATGCAGTTAATAATTTATCACCATTTGCTACACTAAATGTATTGGCTGCTTCACTTAAACTAAGAGCAGCTTGCCCAGGACCTGATTTAATCAGTTGTAAGAAGTTACTCTTAATAGGTTCTGGTAATGCTTCGTGCTTTACGATAAGAGCATTAGTAGGCTCTCCTGGTACTGTACGATATAATACGGCAACGTTCTCGCCGTTTAGTTTTGCTAAATGTTTCATGTTTAGTCTTCCTTTTCTACTGTAGACTCTGCTTCATCAATAACTGGTGAACTACCTTCAACTTCTTCGGGCATCATCTCTGCTGACGGTGCTTCAGATGGTACTTCTGATGTATTAGGGTCCATGGTTGCTGAGTCTTGTATTGTGATGTGACCAGTACTTGCTAAAAAGTTAACAATGTTCTTGTATAACACACCAACTGGCTCTAGTTCTTCTGCATTGTATGCGCCTCTGTTGGCACCTACTTGAATAACTCTTACCATTGTTTTGAGATCATTTACAGTTAATTGAGGTCCTACTGGTGATTGCCCTTCAGCAAACTGAGGTCCTACTGGAGCTTCTTCTGATATAGATTCTGCATCTGTATTGATTTCTTCTTCGTTTGCATCAATTTCTGGTGCAATATCGTCTTCGATTGTTGAGTTTTCTTGTGACATTTAAGTCCTCCGTATAAATAAACTACTACTATTATATATCTCTTTTAGGAGACATGGATGAAAAATTTAATATTAATATTATCATTTCTACTAACTTTTGCCGCAAATGCCAAAGAAATGACTGAAAATCGGCTATTTGGGTATTATAAAAACAGTACAAGTTGTGCTGTTGCATATAACCTACAATTTAAGATTGCGGCAGTATCTAATACTATAGATATGGGCCTAAATAGTGCAAGGTTACTGGAACGAATTGGACCAATGACATCTGCTTGGGTCACTATATCTATGAGATTGGAAAATGAGCTACAAAAAAAGTACAACTGGTCCGATAAACGGGTATCTGATTATCGCTCAAGTATATTTACCAACACTGCAGAGACCATAGGATTAAACTTATGGCATACAAATATAGCAAAGGACTTTGTTGAGCACTTGTTTGGATCAACTGTTAAATGCAATGCCTTGGCTATTGAAATAAGAGAAGTCTTTAAAGATACACTCGATGACAGTATTCAACATACGCCTAAGCCCATTGAGCCGAAGACTCAGGTTCCGAGTAAGCCAAAGAAAAAAATGTAGACTCTTCGGCTTGTTCAAAACCAATCTTAATAAGATAATGCATCTCTGCGGGGTTACCTTTGTTTTGGACAATGCCACAATTCAATACATGGAATCTTCCGTCTAGTTTGTTGAAGATCCAATCAGTGATAGTTGCAACCATTTTGCCGGGTGCTTGGTATGCATGTTCCATTCCAACTGTATAATCTATAACTGTAAAGTGTGCAGGCATATAGTCTACACTCCTTTGGTTAAGAACATTTAATGGATTTATATCTCGCATCAAGCAGCCTTCTTTACTTCTTCTTCGTAGTATGCATGTGTTCCAAACGGTGGAACAATTTGATCGTTACCATGTATAATAAAAACAGTATCACAATATAACTCATCACCCCAACTACCAAACGGATATCCGTCTGTAAACATAATGAACTTCTTAGGCTCAATGCCTTCATCTTTCATGTAGTTCCAGTTAGCATCAAAATCAGTACCTCCACCACCATGTGGCTCATACTCTAGCAATTCATCGATGTTACTAGGATCAAACTCTGCATAATTATAAACACTAGTATCAAAGCACCAAATCTTAATACTAAAGTCTTGATACTGATCCATAATGCCTTTAATCTCACTAAAGAAATCCTTAACCATTACGTTACTAATACTACCACTCATGTCTACACCAATACAAACATCAACCTTTTCGTCGTTGTTCATTCCAGGAAGTACTGCATCAATGTGCCAGCTCTTTCTGTTAGGTCTCATAAAAGTAAAGTCACTCTTAATAACACTTTGAATTTGTTGTTGAAGTAAACTTCTCCAATCAATCTTAGGTTGTGTCCAATCACCGATCATTCTCTTAATGTTAGCAGGAACATTACCAGCACCTGCACTCTGTGCGGCACTCATAACTGCTTCTTTCATTTCTTCTTTGATCTGACGCTTCTCTTCTGCAGTTAGTTTAGGACGTCCTGTACCTTTGCTTGGCTTACCGTCTTTACCAGATTCGCCATCATTTGCATCACCATCAGCATCTTCTAAGTGATCATCAAGTACCTTTGATATTAAATCTGATATGTCAATTTTTTCTGCGTTCTTGTATAAGTCATCATATACTTCTTCAAACGACCAATCGTAATACTTACGATCGTGTATAATATCAACTGTGGTAATTGTAGTACCAATACTGTTACGGATCAAATCTCCGTTTACACAATAGTCTGCGGCAATGTTAGCAAGTTGTTTATCACGTCCATCAAAACGACCCATATGATCGTAAACTACGTGTAACACTTCATGTCCAAATAAGAACATAGTTTCACCAACTGATAGTTCATTAATAAATCTAGTATTATAATAAAAGTTACGACCGTCTGTAGCCGCAGTAGGTAACCATTCATCACCATTAATAAGTTTTAAACGTGTTGCCAAGTTACCAAAGAAAGGTTGCTTAATAAGTAGACTAACACGAGCTTGTATTAGTTTTTCACGTACTAACGAATCCAGTCCTGGATCAGTTTCAAAGCCTACTTCGCATTGATACTTGCCAGTGGTTTTAGTATTATTAGTAACGCCTTTTGGACTTGCCATATGAAACATAAAATATCTCCTAATTTCTAACTTACTTAATTAGTATAACATCATTTGTATTTAAGTCAACCTCTAATGTAAGGTTTCTTTATTATTTTTATTCTTTTTATTCTTTTGTATTAGATCTGTATCGTCATCTGCTTCAGTTATATCCATGATAGTATCAAGGATGGCAGGATCTATTACTTCAAATATATCTATGATTGTTTCGTTAATTTCACAACCTACTTCTAACTTTGGAACCATCATTGCTTTTAGTGTACCATCAGGCGTAACCATAAACACCCAATCTTCTTCTGTTAAATCACTTAAGAACATTTCTATTTCATTTTTGGGTATCTTACTCAATGTATCTCTTTCTAAAATAAGTGTACAGGGCCAACTGGAGAGTAAAGCCCTGTACTGTAAAGTCCGTTACTAGGATTAAGCAGCGGAATGCGATGCCTTAATATAAGACCCAAATCTGTCATAGAACTCTTTATAGTTCTTTAAGTACTTAGGTCTTAATGGAATCTTGTAAGTAACTAAAGCCGCTCTTGCACCTAGTACAACCATTTCAGTTTCAAAGTTATCCATCATAAACCTAAAGAAGTTATCTGCAGATTTATGAAAGGTCTCAATATCCTTCTTACCAAACTTTTCAAACTGCTCACGTAACTCATAGCACATAGAAACAGTAAGTGAATACCTACCACTAATTTCAACTGACTTATCTAAGTCCTTAACCTTGCCTGCAAGTACGTCACTTGGGTTAGGAAGTTTACCACTGTTCTTCATAGTAGCCATAAACTTAACACCAACACCTTCGCCTACTGCACCAGACACTAGGTCTGCAAGTGTTTCGTTATCTAAGTCACCATCTTCAATAAGGTCACTTACAAAGGTCCAACTTCTAGGAGTTGCAAACGAACGGCTTGAACTACGTGGATCAAAGTCAAACAAGTCCTGCTTATGAACTGTAATATGAGCAATAACATCACTGTGGATATTATTATTAACTGCCCACTCTAACCATGAGTCATAATCAACTCTCATTTCTAAGTGTACAAATCTATTGGACAACGGAGCAGGCATTCTATAAGTAACACCTTTATCAGTTTCTCTGTTACCTGCAGCAATAATAACTACATTGTTTGGAAGTATATACTTTCCAACTCTGCCATTCAATACCAACTGGTATGCGGCAGCCTGTGTACTCTGTGGAGCAGAGTTAAGCTCGTCTAAGAACAATACAATATTATCATATTGATCAGCAAGCTCTTGGTTAGGAAGATCAATTGGTGGTGCCCAATCCATAACACCAAGGTCCTTATTAAAGTAAGGAATACCTTTGATATCAGTTGGCTCCATAAGTGCCATACGTAAATCAATAAGCAATGCATTACCTAAGTCTCCACTATCCACAATACCTTGTGCTAGTTCTGACTTACCAATGCCTGCAGGCCCCCAAAGAAAGATTGGACGTTTCTTAGAAAAGGCTTTAAGAATTGCTCTTCTTGCTCCTTGACTAGTAACAGTCCTGTTTTCTGTTAGTGCTGACATATAAAATTCTCCTGTTGTTTAATCCTAATTTCTTACTTTACTACTTTAGTATAGCATCAAATACTATACTGTCAACCTTTTTCTTTAAGCAGCTTCTAACTGCTTAGTAGCCACATACGGCTTGTTCCAATTACCAAGATTAATATCAGTATAATGACTACGGTGAAAGTAATCACTTTGTGAATCATCATTGTTAAAGTAATCTGGACCTTTCATAGCCATTAACAATTCTGTTAAGAATGCTTTAGCAACACCTTGATATTGACTATCAATATGGTAAACATTAACCTGTGTATAACCATCACCATGTGAATGATCAAACTTAATTGGACCACTTTGTACGTTAACAACTAAAGACATATGATGTCTAACTGCAATACTTGCTTTCATATTATACTTTTTTAATACTGCTTTGATTGCTGGTGCTAACTTTGCTTTGTCTTGTTGTGATACATATGCCATTTACTTCTCCTTTTGTTTAACTTACTATTATATAATAGCACTAATATAGAATTTGTCAACCTCTAAGTTATTATTATTCCTTTTGCTTCAACATTTTTAGGACTGTAATTAGCAACAAAACCATTTACTTCACATTTAATTCTTTTAGCAGTAAAACCAACTACAGTACCTGTACAACCAATTCCGTTACAACCAGGAGCATTTAAGAAAACCCAAACTTCCTGTCCAATTTTATAATCCATCTACTTCTCCTTTTGCTTAACTTACTATTATATAATAGCACTCTTAGAGAATTTGTCAACCTTTTATTTGAAGAAAATGCACTTTTTTTTAAATTAAATCCATGCCTTAGTACTAGCAAGGTATAAGTTAATATCACCGCCATAAAGGTTTAGGAGAACAGCAGTCTCTTCACCAAATAATACTAATTTGGTTTTGCTCTTGCTTATCCAGTATGGACTATCGATATGTCTATCTAAGTCTAATAATGTTTGGAATTTAACGTTATCTCTATCTAGTTTGTAGGTCCAACTAACAAGTTTTAAGTGATTTATTACAAACTTAAAACCTTCATCAGTTAAACGTAAGCCACCGTCTTTACGAATGTTGGCCCACCATATAGAATAATATTGTTTGAGTTGTTCAGGAGTAGGTTCGATATCACCAGCAGTCATAAATGCTGATGTGAGTTGTTTCTTATCTAGCCTGTCGGATAAATGCATTCGCCACTATTAAGTAGAACTACTGTAAAGTCTTCTGACTTAAACATAACGTTCATCTTCTTTGCTAGGTTAATTGCATGTCCGGGATTACTGAAAGAAACTTTCTTGTACTTCGGACTAGCATAACTTACTAGTGCATTAAAACTTTTTAGATTAATTGGTTGTTCTTTATAGAACACAGCCCATATACCTTCACTTGCAAGTACTTGATCTGTCTTGTAACTCTTATCAACTTTTTCAACTAAAATAGTAGGCTTAGGTCTGCTCATGTCAACTCCATTTATTATAGTAGTATTTATCTCTGAGTTGGATAAGTGGTACTATTTTAGAATCTTCCGGCGTCTGCTTCTACTGTACTTGGGATTGGATCGTTTGCTTGTTGTAAAGCATTAATAGCAATAGCCTGGAGATGAATAACTGTGCTTTGCAATTCAAGGATATCGTTTATTAAAGCCTGTCCATCAGCAACACTCATTGAAACTTGAGGCTTGCCTTGTTGACTGCTACTGCTAACTAGATGACCAAACTTTTCTATTGCTATCATAAATTATGTATCCTTTATTATGATGAACTCATCATATCAAATAGTGCTGGCCCAAATGTTCCACCTGCCCATGCTAGTGCAACAATAGTTACAACTCCGTATACTAACCATTTCATTTTGAAATCATCTACAACCATTTTAAGTCCTACTAGTTCATTACCTAGTACTCTTACTGACACTTCTAATTTGCCAATATCATCTTTATCTTCTGCCATGTTATTTTCCTTACTTGTTCATTAGTCTTAGTTTAGCTAACATATCTTCTTTGGAATTGTACGGACCAAAGTTTTCATATTTGTTTAGTGTAACAATCTTAGGACAAAAAGCTCTACTCCATCCGTTTTCGTATAGTACTACATAGTAACCTGCACAATGAAAACTGTTACTCTTTTCTGTTTTAGTGTACATAGGTAGCTTCTTTTGTACATCAAAGATGCTATTATAAGGCTCACTAGCAACTGGAAAACCGTACAGCATATCTACATGCTTATACTCTGTGTTCCGCGTTACAACAGGCTCTATGACGGTATTAGACTTGCTATTTTTAACGTCTATGCCAAACTGTGCAAACAAATTAGTTTCATTAATAATCGTTAGTTCTCCGTTTGTTGCAAATTCAAACGTGCTATCATCGATTGTACGAAGTGTGCCAAACTTTTGTCCGTTGGATTCGACGATCCAAAACTTCTTTTCAATGATAGGTTTAATTGTATAGTTCATGTTTTTGGATATCCTGCTTGTAAATATTCAGCATAACGTTCGGCTTGCTCAGCAAGTTTAACTAGTTCGTACTTGCCACAGAACCTAAGGAACTTAGCACCTACCATAGTGTTATGCTTCTTGTTTATTGATTCAGTTATCTTTGTATCAACAAACTCTTTAATCTCATCTGGCATAGCAGTTAGATCAATTAATCCCTTGTTACGTTCATAATCATCTAACACTCGGTGTTCCACTTCATTATGGTCCACCCACCTTTGTAACATCATGTTATTCCAATTATAACCTTTCTTGTTACGATCTTCAAATGCTTCTAGCAATCCAACTTTTTTACTAGTGCCTTTCTTTCTAACGCCA